GTAGCACCATCGGCACCATCGGCACCATCTGCACCAGCGGCACCATCGGCACCATCGGCACCATCGGCACCATCGGCACCAGCGGCTCCTGTAGCACCAGTAGCACCAGTAGCACCTGTAGCACCTTGGATGCCTTGGATACCTTGGGCTCCAGTGGCTCCAGTTTGACCCTGTAAGGCCGCCCCAGTTATTGTTTGTTTTGTCCAGGCACCTGTTACTGCATCATACACTGGTATAAAGTCGGAACCAGTTGCGTCTGTTGCTGTAGTCATGGTTGTTGGTAAAAAGTCAGTTGATGCAGAAGTTGCCGCAGTGCCTAAACCAAGGTTTGTCCTTGCGGTTGAGGCGTTTGTTAAATCAGATAAGTCATTTGATGAAAGTAACGCATTACTTAAAGATGCGTATGCCGCCACCCAAGATGATCCCTCATATACTCTCATAGAGTCATCGGTGCTATTAAAATAGAGACTACCAGCAACCAATGTATTTCCGTCATTGTCTACTGATGGGTTGCTAGACTTTACACCTAAGTACCTGTCGTCGAAGCTATCCAATGCCGCTAAAGCCGCATCCTTAGAAGCTGATGCCGCTGTTGCAGAACTAGCCGCCGATGTCGCAGAAGTAGATGCTTCGCCAGCTTTAGTTGTTGCTATAGAGGCAGATGTACTCGCATTGCTTGCAGAAGTAGATGCTTCGCCAGCTTTAGTTGTTGCTGTAGAGGCAGAAGTTGAGGCTTCAGATGCCTTAGTTGTTGCTGTAGAAGCAGAAGTCGAAGCACTTGATGCTGATGTAGATGCAGATGTAGCACTTGTAGCCGCGTTAGTTTCCGCTGTTTCGGCGTTGGTCTCAGCTGTCTCTGCGGCAGTCTTTGCTGTCTGTGCATCATTCTTATGAGATAGTGCTGTAGACGCACTAGAAGATGCTTCGCTGGCTTTTGTTGTAGCTGTTGATGCCGATGTAGATGCAGATGTAGCACTGTTAGCACTAGCAGTTGCACTTGTTGCACTTTCAGATGCCTTAGTTGTTGCTGTAGACGCTGAAGTTGAGGCTTCAGATGCCTTAGTTGTTGCTGTAGACGCTGAAGTTGAGGCTTCAGATGCCTTAGTTGTTGCTGTAGTTGCACTAGAGGCCGCGTTAGTTTCCGCTGTCTCTGCATTTGTTTTGGCAGTCTCAGCGTTAGTCTCTGCTGTTTCAGCATTAGACTGTGCAGTCTGAGCCGCTACTTTAGATGTGTCTGATGCAGTCGCTGAAGTTGCTGAAGCTGTAGCACTATTAGCACTTTGAGTTGCACTTGCGGCACTTTCAGATGCTTTTGTAGTTGCGTTAGACTCAGATGTAGAAGCCTCAGATGCTTTCGTTGTCGCTGTAGCGGCTGAATTAGATGCTGAAGTTGCTGATGTTGCCGCATTTGTTTCCGCTGTTTCTGCCGCATCTTTAGCAACTACTGACGCATTTTTAGCAACGATAGATACATCACGGGCGGCTTCAGCCGCTGTTTGTGCAGTCTCTGCATTTGTCTCAGCTGTTTCGGCATTTGTCTTAGCTGTTAGGGCGGCAACATTAGATGCCTCGGATGCAGTAGCTGAATTTGATGAAGCTGTTGCGCTGGTCGCAGATGCTGTTGCACTGGTTGCTGAAGCTGTTGCTGAAGTTGCAGATGCAGTTGCTGAATTTCCGCTTGCAACTTTACTTGCTTCAGATGCTACGGCTGATGTGGCACTTTCAGATGCTTTCGTTGTCGCTGTAGCGGCTGATGTGGACGCAGAGTTTGATGAAGTCTGGCTTGCATTTTTATTTGCTTCTGTAATGGCAAGTGCATTACTTGCACTAGTAGCATCAATAGCGGCTAATGCCGCCGAAGCGGCGGCCTGTGCCGCGCTGTCCGCGGCATTTGAAACCGACCCTTCGATTGCATTAGACTGCTCGTTAGTTACTCCAGAGTTATTGTAGAAGCTGGTTTTTGATGCCATTTGGATTAATCCTCATAATAGTGAGTAGGTCGTATAACTTGGTTTACACCTGACTGCTCAGAGCTATTTGCATGTTCTTGTATCTCAGCTAAGAAAGACCCAGACTTCTGATCAAAGACTGCTCCGCGTTCATCTAAGAAGTAATCAGCCGCATAAGAAAGGGCTGTGTATGTAAGAAGGTCAGAAGCAATGTTAGTTAGCATATTTGTGTCACTGTCGGCTGTCAGTGGGTCTTGCTCTGCATAGTAGTTTAAGTAGAGACTACCAGAGATAGGCTTTGGGTATATCTTTAGGTTTCCTTGCTCTCTACAGAAGAACCTTGGGGAACCTAGTTCTCCTGTCTTCTGGTACTGTACCATCTCATGTAGAGGTATGCGTGTTAATGAGTTACCATCGTAATACAATTCGATTACCTCAAGTAAATCTGAAGGCATAACCAAAGTTGCTACGCCCGTTGCGGAGGTCACATCATATGTATTTTGTTTCTCCATAGATGGGACACGTAGCTGTCTTTGTATTCTAGTAATAGACTGATCTATGAAGGTGTCAGCCAAAGCATTCGAACAGTCACTACGATTAAGAAGAGCAATAAAGTGTGCTCGGATTTCACCTTTGTTCATTTGGTATTACTTTCTTTTCTTGGCTGTCTTTGCCGCTTTCTTGAAAGCCTTGTCAGTAGGTGCGCCCTTTGCGCCCTTCTTTCTCATTGGCTTGCCTGATGCTCTTTTCTTGTGGATGTTTGCGTATAGACCTGCTTTTGCCATCTGTTAGACCCTTTTGTTGGTTGTGAGGAACATATCTAAGTCCTCGTTCTTTAGTTTACGGACAATTTCTGATCCCTTGGCTTCCCAGATATTGAATCCTTCTCGCATCCACTTTTCGACAACAGCTGTCGGTATGGAGGCTACTCGCATCATCTCGCCTGTAGGCTTCGAACCGCTGTCGTTTCGAGCGTCTTTCAGATCATCTAAGAATGACTGTGAGATGTGCTGTGTATGCTTTTGAAATAGTTCTCCGTGGTCACTCACGAAGTCTGTTTCAGTTTGTAATAATGTTGGCTGTGTTTTGTTATTCATTTTGCTACCTTAGAATATGAAAAGGCCACCCATAGACAACAGTAAGGAGAGCAAAACCTGAGTGTCTTTGGGTGGCCTAATAAAGACCTAATGGTCTATTTCGAACTTATGATAAGCCAGTGATTTTCACTGAGTCACCAAAGTTTGTGTGTTTACAAGAAACCTCACCCACGATGTGATGACGATCTGAGTCACCATTCTTCGCTAGAAGTGTTCTTGTGAATGGACGCAACGTACATGTTTTAAACATTGTTGGGTCTATTAGTAGTGCGTGAGTTGTCTTTAACTCGCGGTTCAATACTACTCTGTACTCACCATATGGGCTCACATATAGATCAATCGCATTGACCAATGTTTTGCCTTGTGAGATTTCACGATTACGGCCTGATGCCGCTGAGAAGCCAGCTACGATTTGTGCATCTGCTGGCTTAATCATAAATGTGTCAACATCAGAACCATTGTCGTATGCTGTTTGACCAGCTAACAATAGTTTTGCTTCTGTTAAAGCATCTGTTGCGTTTGAACCAGCGTCTACAGCTGTAGAGATTTGGTTTATCAAAGAAGTCATCTTACGTGCTGTTGAAGCATTACCAGCAACTGCGGCTTGCTCTACGCCAACCATTGCACGTTCATAGTCCTTCTTAATTTCCTTCAATTTCTTAGCTAATTGGTGTGCAGTTTCCTTTGCACGCCCATATGTAGCTACTGCATCAGCTGTTGCTGATACTTGGAAGGCTTTAGACATGATCTGAGTGTTGTTTGTACGCTCAGTCGCATCTGTCAATGTTGCCATACTGGCGTCTGCCCCTTCAACTACGGCATTGACTGCTGAATCTGCTAATGAATCTTCAAGGAATGAGAAAGTTCTAGCTGATACTTTTTCGTTCTTGATCATCGCTTGCATAGGTGTAGCAAATGGTGAAATGTTGGTAATGATGTCTGAAACATCCTCTTTCTTACCAACTTGGTTGTATGTGGTGTATGTACTCATTTAATTGTTCCTTACAATTTTAGGATTAAGTTTAAGAAGATTTAATCTTCCCAGCGGCTCATGAGTGCGTCTGCAATATCATCGAGGTCTTTAGCACTACTTAGACTATCCATTTGCTTCTGTTGTTTAGCTTTCTGGATAGACTTTTTAGATGGTGGTGCTTTCTTGGAACTAAGAACCTTTTTGCCACTTTTCGACTTCTTGAGTTTGGCCTTCGCTTTCTTGCTAGTGGCTGTCTCTTTTGATTGGTCGTAAAGTCTGGCTTTGTTAATCAGCATGATGACCTGTGGGTCTGTGTACTGATCAACTTGATCCTTGGGTAATCCCGATTTGACAGCATAGTCACGAATATCTGCATAGAGTTCGTTGCCCCAGTCAGGCAATTGTTCTTGAAGAACCTTAACGCAATCTGCGGCGGCTTCTCTAGTTGCTTGCTGGTGCTGTTGCTGTGCTTGGGATACAAGCTGACCACTTTCTTCCTGTAGGAACTTTAAGTCGTCTTC